CGCGGCGCGAATCCGGTCAGCCAGATCGAACACGCCAGAAGATTCGCCACCGGGAGAGTCGATGTCGAGCAGGATGGCAGCAACGCCCGGGTCGGCCAGCGCAGTTTCGAGCGATTGAGCAATTCCGGCGTAACTGGTCAGCCCGAATTGGGCTTCAAGACCCTGAGTGCGCCGCACCAGCGTGCCATAAATGGGGATCACAGCAATACCTGACTGAGCAGCGCCGGTATCTGCCAGGGCAGCGCTTCGATCAGGCTGGACAAAGCCAGTCGGTGCCGACAAATCGCCCAACCCGACGCGCGAGCCCAGCACGGACAGGATGACATCGAGTTTTGGACGATGGATAAGCAGCGGCGCACCAAACAGGCGTGCCGCCAAATGCGGTAACAGATTCATGGAAATCCTCTACGTGTCAGTGGTGACTGGATCGCTGGCTTGGATGTCGGCGGCTTGGGCTGCATGCTTGTTGGGCTCTGCGCTGCCACCGTCTTTGGAGGTTCGCCTGGGGTCAGAGTCAAAAATCAGACCCAAGTCATCGGCGCGCTGGTTGTCAGCAGCGATTTCCCGGTCAACGTCTTCTGCGTCATAGCCAAAAGCCGAAATGGCTTCAGACCTACTCATCAGCCCCGAGCGAATCGCCAGCAGCATGGCCTTGAACTCTTTCTCAGGGTCCACCCACTGCCAGCCCTGCGGAATCCATTTGGCTGCGAGGTATTGCCGCCGCTTGGCATTGCCGCCCCGGGCAAAGCCTGGAGCCTGCAATGCACCACTGAGCACCGCTTGCTTCATCCACGCAGCCCACACCGGGCGACACATTTGATGCACCAGCACGCCGTGCTGCACCATCTCGCAACGCCGTCTGAATTCGAGCATCCCGGCACGAATGCTGGAATAGTTCACGCCAGACAGGTCACCTGTGAGTTGTTCATAGGTGATACCAATGGCCGCTGCCACCGCCCGAAACTGGGCGCGCAGGAATTCGCCGTAGGAACCACCCACATCGGCCGGGTCAGAGAACTTGATGTCTTCACCGGGCTCCAGAATCTGCATGGTGCCGGGCTCAAGACCAGCCAGCGATACACCGTTGCCATCAGGCAGGCCTTCGCCCAGCAGGTTGTCCTCCACGCTTTGCCGGGTGACAAAGCCAGCGAACATGGCGGCGGTCTTCTTGCGCACCAGTTCCGCGTCGTCGTACTGGTCGAGTTCATTGAGCTTGACCAGGGCGCGTGAAAGCCACGGCTCGCCCCGTATCTGACCCGGGCGTAACACCTTGTACAGGTGGATGATTTCAGCCGCTTCAATGCGCACCGTCTCCAGACCACCCTGGCCGGACATGGGTGCCAGCCTGCCATCCTCGGGGTGGGAACGGTACAAGTGGTACGCCACGCGCTTGCCCATACCGTCAAATTCGATACCGGAGCGAACGACGTTTCCTGAATCCAAATCGATGTTGTGATTCAGTGGCAAATGTTCTGGCTCGATCAGTTGGAGTTGAAGCGGCACACTCAAACCATCTTCGGGTCGGCGCGGCCGCAGCCGGATCAGGCATTCACCACCTTCCAGCATCGCCCGACAGGCCAGCGCTTGCAATCCATAGAAGTCGGTTTGGCCTGCCGCATCGGCTTCTTCAACCCAGTCACGCCATAGCGTCTGCACTGCCGCCTTGAACGTGTCGTCACCGGCCAGACTTTGTGGCTTGATGCCGGTACCGACTGCATTGGCCACAAAAGCCTCGATGCCGGACTGCGCCCAGGCGTTGCGGCGCACCAGATCACGACTTTTGGTGCGCAGTTCGGAATTTGTGGCAAGCAGCGCCGACACAGCGCCCGGGTTGCCGGGCATCCAGGCTTGTGCGCGTCTGCCACGGCCTGCTGCCTCATGCACTGGTCCTTGGCCAAACAGGCTTCGGATTTTTGTGTACCAGGCCATCAGAAGCCTTTGGATGTGGTCATGCGGATCTGACGCGGCGCGCCTGGCCACATGCCAGTGGATGCGGCCTGCTCAGAAAGCCCTCGTTTGACCTCACGAATGGCCTGGCGGAGTTCATCGACGGAGCGGTATTCGACGGTCTTGTCGCCAAAGGAGACGCGTCGCTCGCCTTGCGTGAGTGCCGTCTGCAAGGCTTCGAGTTGGGTTTGTGAGAAGGACATGGTGTTTGTTTTCTGTTCGGGCATCAGCGCCAGACGGTCAGGTTCATCTCGGTGGTGTCGGTCAAGGTGCCGTTTGAGGTGGTGCAGACGACCTCAACAAACTGGGTGGTCTTGGCTTCTGCGGTGGCGCGTGCGCCAGCGTGTTTCATGGCCGATTGATTGCCTGCATTGCGTGCGAACGCCTGCCAGCAGTAATTGGCATCTGGCATGGGGCTCAAAAACGTCATCCGGAATTTGCCAGTGCTTGTGCGGGTGACGCTATGAACATTGAACCCAGCCCGAACCACCACCGAGGCTTTGCTGCCAGTTCCAATCACACCGAAGCACACCCAGGCTTTTGCAACCCCAGGGTGATCTGCGGTGATGCGGGTCTTGAGTTCAAGAGCCAGGCGCTGCGCCAATTCGGTGATGTGTTGGGCCAGGTTCATGGTCTATCAGTCAGAAGTTGACTGTTTAGGCAGCAAGGGCAGCTTCAAACGCCGCCACAAAGTCGGTGTCTGCATTGCCAATGTCCAGAACGGAGACCGCACCGATGTTCTGGCGCGCCTGCTCCTGCTCTGTGGCAGTCAGGGATTGCGCCGCATCAAAGCGCACCCGCTTGTCGACAGCGGCGAGCAGCGCAGCAATACCGGTCTGGTCATCCAGAATGGCCGTTTGCAGTTCTTTGAGCGTGTCGAAGGCCGCATCAGCACCACCCAGCAAGTCAGCCTTGAGAGCATCAAGCAAGGAGGTGATCTTGGAAGCCGAGAACGTGGTGGCCGTGCCAGCCGCATTGGCATCGTCAATGATGGTGACGCCAGCCAAAGTGGAAATCTGGCTGCGCAGCTCATTGATGGAACTGACCAGATTGGTTTTGTCAGTGGTCGAGAGATTGGCCAGCGTACCGACCTGACCGTAAATGGTCTTGAACTCGGCGGCAAGGCGTAGAACCAGGGATTCAAGGCGTGTTTGCAAACTCATGGGGAAAACTCCAAAAAAGGAAATGAAAAGGCAATAAAAAAGGCACCGAAGTGCCAGGGCTAGTCAGCCAACGAATGACCTCGGCCCCTAGCGTTTGAGCCAGGGACTGCGAATCACGCGTCGACTGAATTTGGGCTGTCCAGAAGCACTGATGCCAGCGCGACCAGGGTTGGTTGGGCTGGCATCAATGGCATCTGTGGACAGATTTGATGAGGTGACATTCACCTCTGGGTCAGGTGGCCGCGCCAGCCCGAGTTGTTTTTCCAATTCGCGCCAGTGGCGCTCCTCAAAGCGGTCCAGACCGACACTCGACGCAGCAGCCCGGGCGTACACGTAGCAGTCCAGGGCTTCGTTGCGCTCGCGCATCTTTTGCCACTCCCGGTGGGCAAAGCCGTTTCGGTCGTGCCGAGTGATCAAACTCTCAGCGCACAACTGCTGCACAAATTCGGCATCGACTTTTGGCAGGTGGACAAATCCGGATGGGTAAAGTGGCGTGCTGCCGTCAGAGCCCACATCTGCTGCTTTGCGCAGGTTGTTGTAGAACTCCATCTTGGCCATGCCCACCGCCACTGAATACAGCTTGATGCCTCGGCGCAGCTTCTTGCCACCCTGGGTCACATCCACCGCAGTGGGCGTGCCGATCAGCGCCGCGCCACCCATCGCACCGCTGCGCACCCCTTTGACGGGCATCAGTCGCGGGTCGTGACAGCTGCGGGCGAACGCATAGGTCTCCTGAGTGGCAAATCCGGTGTCCAGCGCCAGCCTGGTCAAGGGCATCAATACTCCGCTGGCGTGCGTCCAGCGCTCGGCCAGCAGTTCCGCCAATCGCTTCCAGACGGCATCGCGGGCGGTGTCCCCCATCAGCACGCGGTGCTCCACCAGCCAGGACTCCTTGCCGCGACCAAATGCCCAGATCGACACCTCGATCCGGTCTTTCTGTACGTCGGCACCGGCCACCAGCAGCAGGCCGCCCAGGGAAACGGTGCCGATTCGGTAATCTTCGCGGCGCTCAATCAGGCGCTGCCAGTCCGGTGCTTCGCCTTCTTCGAGCCATGTCTCACCCAGTTCGGTGTTTTTGAAGGTCTTGATGGCGGCGGCTGAGCCTGATTCTTTGCTGACCGCGCTCTCCCAGGCCGCTGCCACATCGCGCCAGCTACGCCAGCCCACCGGGCTGTACAAGCTGGAGAGGTGAAAACCGGCTGTCTTTTTGCGACCTTTGCTGCTCTTTGCAGACTCTTGCGCGATCATGCTGCGCCATTGGCCCAGCTCCAGCATGCGCGTCTTGTGGTGCTCGGCAATCGGTTGCTCACAGGACTCGCACACGTAAGCGGCGGTCTCGGGTTTGGCTTTTTCCCAGCGCAGATTCTCAAAACGCAGCCACTGGCGGTGGTCGCAGTGCGGACAGGGCACAAAGTAGCGCCGCTGGTCACTTGCCTCGTATTCACGCTCAATGGCCGA